TTCCTACGCCTATGGTGTCTACTACATGGAAAGAAGAAATTCGGAAATTGAAGAAGATATTGGAAGGTAAGGTCCGTTCTATGTGCCCTGTCTCCATTGAGACTTGTGCTTTATTTCTCATGGTTTTTGGCAGAGCCATGGATGCTGTTTCCCTCATGGATTGGCGAAAAACTGAAATGACTGTAGGTTTTAGCCCATGGTACGGCGGTTGGGATGATTTTGCAACATGGTTTGAAGACTGTGATGCATTCATGGATTTTGATGTTGAAAAGTTTGATTCGCATGTGTTCAATGAATTGCGTATGTTTCTTTTTGATTGTTTTTGTATGTCCATGATGACTACACCCGAACAGATGCGCGTAGCGCGCAATGTTGTGGAAAGTCTACTTTTCCCGATTGTCGTTTTCCCTGATGGGAACATGATGCGCTTTTTGCGTGGTGGTCGTTGGTCTGGTGAACCTTTAACTGCCTTGGAAAATTCTTTGCTGTCGATTTTGTTGTTTTATTATTGCTGTCTTCGGATGGGTTATACTGAGGCTCAAATCAAAGCTAAGTTCAAAAAAGTGTTCCTTGGTGACGACAACTACATAGGCAAACGTTTTGACCCCTTGCAGGATCTTAAGTTTGGCCTTCCTGTATTCACAGCTGAACAGTACATTTTCTTTATGCGTGAATGCAATTTCCCTATTGGCGAACATGATGGCCGTTGGCGACCAGTTTGGGAAACTCCTTTTTGTTCTATGACCACCAATAAGGAGAAATTTAATGGTGTTTATACTTTTACGCCAGATGTCCCCAAAATATGCTATTCCATGTCAGTTTCAAAACGAACCATGACTTTGGGTGACAAAATGAGCAAGCGAATACAGTTGTATCAATATCTGTTGTTTACCCCTTGGAGGGACGCTGCTCGAAAAGTTGTTGAAGAATTCTTCTATCTTCATTCCGCTGAAAACGATGTGGTTGAAATTTATTTTGCGAATTTCCCACCGACGCTATACAGAATGTATTTACCCGTACGACACGGTAGATCTTTAAATGTTGCAGCCAATAAAAGTCTGTTAGACGTATATCAGGAAAAAGGAATGAATTACGTATTTGAAGGAAGAAAGTATTGCGGGCCGTGGCTGAACAAAGGAAAGATTCAGTCATCACAGCCCGCCCAAAAAGACGACCCAGAACCCATTGATGAGATGGATCGCGGATGCAAGACCCATGATGAATGTTATGCTACTCCTGGTTCAAATTTGCAGAAATGTGATGAAGACCTAGCATTTGTTGCATCTGAAGAACGCGAATACCTCATTGAAGTAGCTATGCGGGTCCAAGCTCAATTGCGTAAGGCAGGAATTTTGTCCCAGTACCAAGACGGACAATTATCAGCCTCTGATCTCCACGAAGTCGAAAGACGTGTAGACCAAATGATATTGAAAGACGAAGAAATGCCACAACGAAAACGCAATAAACAGAAAGAGAAAACTCTTAAGAAGGTCAAGAAAGAGATCAAGGAGATTAAGAGAGTTCGACGCCGTATCAAGAAGACTGGCGGCGGTAAGAGAAAGGGTG